AATAATTGCCACTATAATCGTGGTTATGTCTTTGACTTCCATAGGCATCGACCTCCCTCCGAGAATTAAAAAGGGAACGGTTGCCCGCTCCCTTTGCAAAGTGTGTATTTGCAAATGTTTACACTAATTTGTCAATGTAATGCTGAATAGTGTCCTTAAACTTACATTCGAGGACGTTGCCGTCGTCTGCAAATATGTTATTGATACCCTCAAAGGTCACGATGTTCCCGAGGTCCGCAATAACATACTCGTTACTGTTAGGGTTATAAGCGACATAGTCAAAACTGTTATCAAAACGGACTGCTATGTCGTTGTTGTAGGTCGTGCCATAGGCATCACCGGGCGAAATAGCCAGAAAATACCAATCGGCTTGAGTAGCATACGAAAAACCGCCAGCCGTAGAACCACGGTAATAACCATTTTTAAAAGTTCCGTTTTTGTCGTAGAAAAGGAACGATAAACCATAGCCAGCGCTCCCGATCGGCGTAAACCTCAAAGTGGAATTAGGTGCAATCGGTATCAAGTTCTTGCTTCTGATTCTCGTAGTTGAGGAAGACTTTGCGCCCGTGTTGGTGTTGTATGTTCCGACTTCCCAGTCCTCATCCCAAAGGTTTGCGCCTCGCTGATATACTTTAGTAGCAACGTTTTCGACTTCGATGCTTATTAACGGCTTCGCGAGGGCTGTGGAGAATGTTGCCACGGGTCCGCTCGCGTTGTCAGTCGGTAAAAGGTCATAGACTAACGAAGCGAGCAAATCGTCAACTTCATCCTGGGAATACAGTCCGAGTTCTTGGTGGGTTACGTTTCCGACCAAAACAACGCCGTCAACGCTCGGCTTGTTGTCGAGGTCTTCGTAGTTATTTGAACCGCCACCGCCTCCGATTGACATTTCGCCCCTGACTGTGTGGGCGGGTGTGAGGGTTCCTTTAAGTGTTGCCATCGAAATTCACCTCCTCCGCTATAGTGAGGTTGCGGGGCGGGATGACCGTGAACACGTTCCCGCTCTGGGTGATGATCTGAACGTCATACTTGAGGGTTTGATAATCAAGTCCCGAAGTGTCCGCAGGATCAATAGTTATTGAAGTGCCGTTAAATGTCTTTTGGAGGATCTTGTCACTCGTGACGGTGTCCTTCTTGACTGTGAACTGCACAACGTCGTTTGAGTAGTCGTATGCCTCGCCGTCGATGGTAATAGCGAGGTCAATAACAGCCGTGTCGCCACGTGTGAGCATTATGTTGTTGTCGTTGTCAATAATGAACATATAGCGCCCCCTTATGCCTTTGTATAATCAAGTATTAAGGTCGTCAGGTTGCTTCTTGCAATCGGCATATTGATCGCAACCTTGTTGTTGCTATAACCGAGCGAGCAAGCAAAGGACTGGCCTGAACTGTCAAGAATTCGACCATTTATAAGCGTTGCGAGGTTTGAGGCGTTTACTGTCGTTTCCACCCAGGTGTTTGCCGTTGAGGACATATTAAAGCCTGAGAAAACGCACCTATATATTTTTTTGTTGTCTATCCAAACACCGACCTCTTTCTCGTTGATAAAATAATTATTTCTTGTGTCGATGTATGACTTGATTGATACATTCTCGCCGCTTGAAATATCAAAGGTAGTTCCGTACTCGGTTACATTTACCCACTTGCTTCCGTCCCAAGCCAAAACCTGATTTGCTGACGGGGTTATTATGGTGGCATCGTCAAGGCTTTCCAGTGTTCCCGTAGTTGCTACGGCTGCAAGGCTTGAAGTGTCCGCCTTTGTTCCGAGCGCGGTCGCTACACCCTCCGAGGTTACCGCGTAGCCGTTGCCGTGTCCCGGTGTCGGTGCATTGTCAAAAATAACGTTAGCGCTGTCATACTGATTGGCGACCGCGATAGCCGTGAACGCATCGACCTGCGCCTCGAGGTTGTGGATCTCGCTCGCGGATGTTATGCCCGTGTCGGGTGACTTCTCAACTTCCATAATAAAGTTGATTGAGCCTATAACGTCCGCACCGTTTTCGATCCTGAGCTCGCAAAGGTTCGCACCGTCGCATGCAGTCATTTGCTCCGTTGTCTCGAAAGTTATATAACTGTCGGAGGTGTTTGTCACCGCAGCCGTTACCATGTTGCCGTCTGGCTTCCTCACGATAACGCTGAGCGTTTCCGCGCCTGATAAAGTGTAAACTGTCGGACCTTCGAAAAGGTTAGCCTTAAACTCGCGCCCAGCGTCGAACTGTGACGCGTGGATCACCGGCGCACTTTTGCCGGGGATTATGTCAAGGTTAAAAACTTCCATGTGTTCAGCCTCCTAATGTGTTTATTTTTGCTTCGAGTGCTTCGATGCGCTTTGCGTTGTCATTTGTGACCGCCTCAAGTTCTTTGATGCGTTTTTGTTGGTCTTTTATAACCGCCTGTAAATATGGGATGATCTCCAAATAGTCGAGCGTTGCGGGCGTTTCTTCCGTCTCAGGTGTTACGAGGTTAGGAAGTATCTTCGCCACGTCCTCGGCTATGAAGCCTCTGCGGTCTGTGCCCTGCGCTTTGTTTTTATAGTCAAAGCTGACCGCATCGAGCTCGAGGATCTTCGCAGCGTCCTCGATCGGCTTGATATTTTCCTTGACCTTACGGCTTGAGGTCTGCGTGAGTGATACACAAGTAACGTTCCCGCTTCCTCCGTGGAGAAATATCGTTCCCGTTGCACTACCGTCATAAACGTATAGCTCGCCCTGATATGCTGATCCTGAAAACATTGAAAACGTATTATTTCCAATACTGTTATACAGATATAATTGACCGCCATAAGCGGAACAACCCAGCAAAGCGTTTAACGTAGCATTGGCGTTAGATAACGACAATGCGCCTTGGCTTGTGTTGTCTGTGTATAAACTTGCTACGCCTTTGTTATATTGATTTACGAGGTTAATCGTTCCGCCTGTCGATATATTTCCGAGCGTTATCGTTGTAGTGCCTGACGAGTTACCTAAAAATAAATGTCCGCCAGCCGAGTTCGTTTGTATCGAACCGAGCTGAGTGCCTGACGAATTTCCTACGCTAAGCATGCCATAGCCGGAAACGTTGCAATCTACCGAGGCGACCGCCGTGCCGTTTGAATGATACGCACGGAACGCGGTGCCGCTTCCTGCGGTGTAACCTATCGCCGCCCTCATTACGTTATTCGTATCAATCAAAGTTAAATTTGTTTTGGCTTTTAATTGATTGAGAACAGCCGCGCCGTTTGTCATGTTTATCGTGGAGTTATGTCCTACATCCTCAATTATGCCCGCCTTGATTAAATTGGCGTTAAGTGTTCCCGTCGTTATGGCATCCGCCACGATTTCGCCGTCTGAAGTTAATGCAAGGACACTATAGGGACCCGCGTAGCCGTTCGGGGAATATCCCAGACCGCCCTTGTTAAATCTCCACACTTTGGTCGCGGTTGATATGTCCGCCGTATCCATAATGAGAAGTTCGTCAGGGTAGTCGTCGCCGTTACTGTCGTGAAGTATTACATAGCCCCCTAAATTGCCCGTGATTAGCTCTGTGGCGTGAGCAATAGCCTCCGACATGAAGGACGTGCTTGGCGTTTCTGCGAGCTTCTTGGCGCTCTGTGCGATGGTGTCAGCGATGTTCGTGCGGGCTTCTCCGAACGTTGTGGAGGTGTAACGCTCCGCCAGAACGTCCCAGACTGTAGCCACGCACTTCGCGGATGCGGTTAAGCCCAAAGCCTCGAAGTAAATGCTCACCGTGTCGCACAAGTCCACGCGCTCCGTGAGTTCTCCGCTCTGAACGAAGTCCAGCGTGATCGAGTTTGCTAATGTCGTCAGGTTGTTATTGTTTTTATACCTGTTCGCGAGGTTTGCGAGCTGGGTAGTTATTGCCGTTCCGCTCTCGGGATCTACTTCCTGCGAAAAGTCAATAGCGACTTCTCTGGGAACGTCGAGCGTTAAACCCGTGTTTACTTTCGTGCCTACGGTCTGAACTCCGTCGGGGTTGATGTAATACGGAACGATTGCCGTGACTAAATTGCTCATGTCGAGGATCTGACTGAGCTGGGTTAAGTTCTTGCCATAGCGTATAGTCACGCCCCTATTAGCGCCACGCGCTTGCTTGAGGCTTGCGGTGTAATTGTCATATTTCCATTCACCGCCGTAAACATCCAAAAGGCTTCCCGCCTTACCTCCGAACCACGAGCGGACACTTGAAGCATTTGCCACTTTAAAGGAAGCGCTGACAGTCTTATCCGTGTTAATGGTAAAACTTCCAGCCTGAGCCTGCAGCAACGCGCACGCAGCTACGCAGGACGATGCCGTGCCGCTTGTGATGATCTTACCGCTCAAGTCATAACTTATATGTTGAGCGCTGACCTCAAAACGTCCGTTTATCGTTTTACCTACTTTGTAGATTCTGAATATCTGAGCGTTGTCCGTATAGTTAGGCTTTGCCATGATAAAGCGGTTCGGCTGGATGTCCTCGGCGTGTATACCGCTCGCCGCATAGGTGAGTGATAACTCGTAGGATCCATTTCGTTCCTCTTTAACTGTGCACGCCAGCGCATCCGTGAGCGCTCCCAGACCGTAATGAGTCGGGACTGTGCCCTCGGTCAAGGTTTGGAATAGTATCGGGATCATGTTGCAACCTCTTTAAATCGTGAAAAATCTCGGGGTTATAACGCACTTTGATATGGAGCCCGTGAGCGCGATGGTATTAACACCGGGCACGAGCTTCGGGAACGTTCCCGTGATCTTGTCGTTTCTGTTTTCGGCTGGGAGCCTGTACGCGTTCATAGCATCACAGTCAATATTTATATAGTCTGTGAGCGTGGCGGACATTGTTGCCCCTCCGAAGGTGATCGTGACCGTTCCGCTTCCCTCGATGTGGATGAGGGGCTTACTTGCGAAACGTGTCGGGTTGTTTACCTTCGTGCCGTTTGTTACTGTGATGGGATCCTCGCCCACCTTCAGGAACCGCTCGGGTCTGCATGTGAAGGTGATCGTGGTCTCCCCGTATTGTGTGAGCTCGTTGCTGACGTCCTGACCGCCGTTATAATAGGCAAGTCGGAAAACGTCAGGCTCGAAATTATCTTCGAGTCTTTGATAACCCGTTATCGAGTTCAGCCAGCCCGTAAAGGCTCTGACCGCTTCGTCAAGGTCTTCCGTTTCGTCTTTTGCAATCCATACCTTATAGGACCTATTAACGTCGTTATAAGCATCCTGCTGGAATAGGATCGCGCCGTTTCTTCCGGGGACCTGATAAACCGTATTTTTACGGCTGGGCTTCTCAAAGGTCGGAGCCTCGGCGATCACCATGCCATAATCACTCGAGGCTTCGCCTCCGTATACAATCAGGCCACGCCTGTTTGTACCCAAATCGAAAAGTTTAGCCATAGACTGCCGCCTTTCTTGTCGTCATTTCTTCGAGTCTGACGGCTATGACGTCCGCCAGGCTGTTCACGTCCTGACCCTCTGCGCCGTATACGTTGATAGTGATAGCGCCGCCGTTATATGTGGAGTTATTGCCGAGCATCGCGGCACCCTGCGCACCGTAGGCGCTTACTTCCGCGGTCATGTTGCCCGTTAAGCCTTCCATACTGTCGACCATGTCGCTCTCAACGTCGTCCATACCTGACTCGAAGCCTACGCCCAAGCCCTGCGCAAGGAAGTCACCAACCTCGGCAAAGACCTTTGACGGTGAAGCGATGCCAAACACGGACTTGATCGCGCTCGTGATCTGCGAGCCCATTCCCCAAATCTTGTTTTTAACCCAAGATATTTTGTTATTGATGCCGTTCCAAAGTCCTTCGACTAAGTTCGAGCCGATGCTTATGACTTGGCTGGGAAGCTGGCTGATCGTCGTTATGATGTTGCTGACAAGGTTCTGCGCCTTGCTTACGATCTCGCTTATCTTGGTCTGGATGGTCGTGAACGCCGTCGAGAATGACGTGCGGAGGTTTGTGAGCCATGTGGTTATGCTCGTCCTCACGTTGTTAATAAAGTTCGTGATAGCGTTCTTGACGTTCTCGCCCCAGCTCTTGAATGTGTTAAGTGCATTTGTCGCGAAGCTGATAATGTACGGCATTATGAACTCAAGCCCGTCGGCTATTATGTCCGCCAGATTGAGCAAGGTGTCGATCGTGAAGTCGATTAACACCGGGACACATTCGACCAAAGCCACGAAAATAGCTGCAGCAACCTCGAGGACCGCAGCGACTAAAATGCCGATGTTGTCCGCATTTGTCAAAGCGCTCGCGAGTTCCGTGATTATCTGGACCAAAGCGGGCAAGATTACCGGGAGGACAACGCTGAGCTGGCTGGCAATTTCGCCAACGAGTTCAATTAGTCCGTTTACAAATCGGGTAATATTGTCACCGCTTGCGAGCCATGTCACGAGGTCCGTGATTAAAGTTAAAAGGCTTGAGATAATCAACGGTGTCGAGTCGAGCAGTATACTCAAAACGCTCTGCAGGCCCGTAGTTATTACGGGCATAAGCTGAGGAAGTAAACCCGTGAGTGTTATCAAAGCCTCATTTATGAATGAAAAAATAGACTCGACCACGCTCGGGAGCATAGGACCAAAGCCAGCGAGTAAACTCGTGATTATAGCGCTCGCCAGCTCGAAAAGCTGAGGGCTAATAGCCGAGATATTGCCGACGAGTTCCTCGATGCCTGACTTGATCGCTGTGATTCCCGTTTCGTCTCCGGCAAAAACCGCGCTCAGTCCGTCCATTACTGTCGTGATCGACGGGAGGAACTGAGACATTAAGTTATTTTTTAAGCCTGTAAATGTCTTTTCGAGTGTTGTGAGTGCGTCGGTGTAGTCTGCGGATGCCTGGACGGCGTCGTCACTCATAACCATCCCGTACTCATTAGCAAGGGCGATCGCCTCGGCGGTTTCCTCGTTTGTCATGTTGAAAAGGGCTGCCATGTTCTGGCCTGACTTACCGAACAGGTCAACGGCCAGCGCGGACCTATCGGCGCCCTCTTCTAAATTCTGAAGACCTGAGACCGTTGCCGCAAATATGTCTTCGGTGCTCATGTTTTGGAGGTCTGTGAGGCTGATGCCGACGCTCTCAAACATAGCAATAGCGTCTTCGCTTCCTGCGGTGGCGTCTGCTATGTGATTCGTTAGGGTTTTAAAGCCCGTTGTCATGCTCGACATGTCCGTGCCTGCGAGTTGCATGACGTAGTCCCATTCTTGATATGCCTGGGCGCTTATGCCGAGTTTTTGGCTTGTTTTGTCGACCTCGTCACCATAAGCAGCGACGTCCGTGGCCGTTTCAATGAACTCTTTGCCGAGTGTAACGGCTGCAGCGGTCGCAGCGGTAACGGCTGCGGTGATCGTAGCGGCTGCCGCGGTGATACCAACGGCCATTTTGCTCGCGAAGCTGGAACCGCCTGACTCACCTGCTTCTTCTGCTGCCGGAGTCGTTATACCCGTCAACTCCTGCGTAATGGTAGACTGCGAGCCTTCCATTGAGGGTACGATCGTCACAAACGCCTTTGCGACTTCTATACCGTTAGCCATGTGTTCGCCTCCTAAACCACTCGCGCAACTCATTCAAGGGCATTGCGCCCTTGCCGAGCTTGCGCTTGTTATCGTCGTCCCTTCCCGGTCTCGGGTAGGGTTTGAATTTTCTGTGTTTATCGCCAGCAAGTTGTTTTATGTTGACGTTGATTGCTTGGAGCATGTCGAAAATGTCTGCAAGGATCTCGTTCGTTTTCTTTGTGTTCTCCCAGCCTGTTGACTTGCCCAAGTCCCTCGCAAGAGCCGAATCGCTCCCGAGGTTTTTAATGAACGAATTGAGGGAGCTCCATGAAAGAGCTCCCCCTACGTCGTCCAGCGTGTATTGTGTGCGTGTCATTAGGTCATAAGTGATTGCCTCTTTGTGAGTCGCACAAAATTCGCCGAGGCTCAAGATTCCCCCAGTTCGAGATCCTCCGCGTCAGTATTTGCCTTTTTCCAAAGGCTGAAGATTTCGGTCAAGTTGCCCGTTGTCATGTTGTCGACAACTTCCTCGCCCATATAGCGAGCCAAGAACTCGATCATGAACTCAAACTGATCCGTTTCTTCGAGTTTCTTGATCTTCATAAGCTGACGCACTTCGCTGACCTTTAAGGTCTTTGCTAAAGGAATGTTGTATTCCTTGCCGTCGATTTCGATTGTGAGGTAAGCCTCATCCTTCTTTGTAAGTGAGTGTTTTGGCATGGTAAAACCTCCGAAGCATTAAGATGTGACCTGTCCGTCGTCCTTCATGAACGTCCAGCTTGCGGCCTCGATCGTTGCGGTCCATGTGATTGCCTCTGTAGGGCTGAATGAAATATCATCAACGTCGCGAACGATACCCTTTGAAGTGCCGAGCATAAGCATGTCGTCGCCGTCCTTCATGATGAAAAGGAACGCAGCGGGTGAAGCGCTTACACCGGGCGCAACGTTTACGGAAACAAGAGCGCCGTGGTTACTGTCTGCGGCTGCAACTGTTACGTTGTCAGCGCCGAAGATAGCCTCGAGCGTCTTCTGTGTTGTATACATAAGCGGAGCCTGAACTGTGCCGCCTTCGTCGGATGCGATGAGTCTCTCGACTTCCTTCGCCCAGTTACGGAGGGGATCAGAGTCCTTGCCTGTGCTCCAAGTGATACCGTCAGCCGTTACTGCGCCGACCTCGGTCCATGATGAAAGTCCTGTAGAGTCGGAAGGATAATCAGGGAGCGCGGTGTTAGCAGGTGCGGTGTAAAACATACCTGTAGCGAGGCCAATACCCAAATTTACGTTATTGCTTGCCATAAGCATAACCTCCTAAAAAATTATGATTCTTCTGGAATTTCGTGCGCTTCTCGGTGTGCCGTTATGAGAACGGTTGCCACGCAAAGTTTTAAGTCCGGGCGCACGGGATCAGAGCCCCACCTTGCCAGACTGTTTATTACGACGTTTCGGAGGGCTCCCGTCTGCGCCTGCGCTTTGTTCTCGAGAACGCCAAGGACGTTGCTCAAGGTTTCATACGCTTCCGCATCGGTCTCGGCTCTGCAGTCGATTGAGACGGTAAACGTGTCGATCGTGTTGCCCGTTCTTCCTCCCGTTGCCGTTATAAGAACGTTTGGAAGGCTATAGGTGGCGGGCAAAGGTCTGACGAATACCGTAAAATAATCGGCAAGCGCGAGCCTGACTTCTTCCTCAATGTCGCAAGGTCGTAAAATATTCATGTGAGTGCCCTCGTGAGTGCCTTGTCTTCTGATTCCGCCTGTTCGCTCTTTTTGTCGGTCGTTGATACATAACCGACATAACGGCCGCCGCCGTAGTTACCCATTTGAACGGTGGAGGCAAAACCCTCACCGCCCCGGTCGTTGTTGGCGTCTGCCTTGTCCTTGATCTCATCGGTTACGCTCTGGATCAACTCACGGCATCCATCGGAGGTTAATATCTGACGGAACCCGTCCGAGTTAAATTGAATATTCGTAATCATCCCGAATATCTCCTGAGTGTAATTTCGATATGTTCCAAGAACTGAGCTGCAGGCTGGATCCTGACGTCGCCGTCTATCTCGTAAGTCTTACCGTCATACTCAATGCGGTCGCCTGCGCGAATGTCAGCGTCAGGCGGTGCGAAAAGCGTGTAAAGGTCCGATATACCTAAAACCCTTCCGTCCTCGCTCAATGAAGTCGAAGCAGGTTGCATCGAGCACCCTGATATTGTCTTCTTGTTTACGTTTTCCGCACTCCAGTCGGGAACTGTAGAACCTCGCAAGTTCCTTGTGCCCGGTCTTATGCGTGTTACCGTTGTTTTGCAAAAGGATGGGAGCATATCAGCACCCCCTTAAGTCGATAGTGTCGAGCTTCTGGCGCTTGAGCCCCAATGCTTTGAGGTCTGACGGCCAGAGCTTGATCGCTCCGCTTGCATTGGGTAATGAGTAAGACTGTGAAACGCTTCCGGCGCTCTCTGAGTATGTAGTCGTGGGGAGCATCGTGCCCGGTGTATTGAGTTCGCGCATAACAATGTCGCAAACGACACCCTTTGCAACGTCAGCAAGTGCACGATAGTCGTACATGACAAGGATCTCGCCCGAAGGCGCAGCGTTAAAGGTTATTGATGATCCGCTGATCGTGTAAGAGTTCGAAGCTACGTCCTGACCGCCTACAGTAACCAAAACGAGCCCCTGCGGTTCGTTGCTCAATGAGAACGTTACCGTTGTGCCGTTTCCGTTAAAACAATCAACTACGGGAATGAGCTCGGACTGATAGATCATCTGATCGAAGTCACGCCCCGAGTTTTTAGCCGCGACCCTGATAAGCGAGCAAATAATCGGTATAAGCTGATTTGCTCGGGCCTGTTCCTCACTTGTAAGGGGTCTCTTTAACGTCTGCAAGTCTGTGATCGTTGCATAGTTTGACATATATTTGCCCTCGATTACTTCTTTGTGGTCTTCTTTGTGGTCTTTCTTGTCGTCTTCTTTACGGGCTTGACTTCTTCAACGTCAGCAACGGGAACGGAAACGGCGACAGTTTCCTTTTTAGGGGACTTGTCGCCGTCTACTGCTACCCAATTACCGCCAAGCATTGAAGGCACGTCAATGACCGCGCCCGTCTTGACGTTACGGAACTTCATAAAATTAGGATCCTGTTACCTCGATACGAGCGAAAGCTGCACCGTCAAGGATAGCCCAGCCGATCCAAGCCTCGGCGCGGAGATAAACCTGGTTATAACGCTTGAGGTCGCCGTTGTTGTCAGGATCACCGTATTCGATTACCTCGAAGTTGATCTTGTCAGCATAGCCCCACTTGAAAGCGTTCTGGAAGTCACCGCCGTAAGCGTACTCGTCAGCAACTGCGCTAACTGTTGTGTTTACGTCAGTAGCTACGCCCTTGATTGTGCCGGGGTTAGCGCCCCAACCGAGCTCGGGATACTGAGGAACACCATTAACCTTAAGAGCTGCAAGAGCCGCAGCGAATGTCTTGCTCATTGCGAGACCGTTAAAGTCATAGTCACCGATGCCAGCAACTGCGCTCTCGATGTTGCCCTCAGG